TCATCATTCCATTCAAAGTCCTCAAGGTTTGGCATACAAACAGATTTGAAATCATCTTCATTGGAACACATTTCTAAAACCCTAGTTAAAGATTGGACAGTAAGCTCAATATCCTTCAAACAAGTTTTAACCATATCGTCAGTCACAATGTGGATGAACTGATTAATTCTCTGAGTCGCTATGATATAAAATAAAGTTGCTGGATATCCAAGAGCATGACTATAGATAGATTGTTGAAGTTCATGAGTATAAAACTGATAAGGTTTCTTCCCTGTCGTTTTTAAATCAATGATATGAGTTTCTCCATTTACATCCATAATGAAATCGGTATATCCCATAAATTCTGCACCAGCTATCTCACACTCTACCTTTTGCTGAAAAGAAATTAATTTAAATTCACTTAACTCCTCAAATCCATATTCAATCATTAAAGGAATTTTATCTCTTGTTTTTTCTTTGTCTCCTTTGAAGTCTTTGAGAGCTTCATCATAATATTGAAGTGCATTGTTAATAGACATCTCCATACTATGACCTAAGAAGGCAGAATGAATACCAGCTTCTACTGCTTGACCTCTGACCATTTTATCATTGGTGCTACCTCTATATTCTTCTATGTAGTTAATATAAAAAAGAGCTTTGTTTCTTTTCCAAAGATTTATTTTATTGGGTGAAAGTTTTCCTAGTTTCCATTTTTGTAGGGTGCTGTTTGGAGGATTACGAGGAATAAGATTTTCAGCACCCAGATTATTTGTATCATCTTTTTTCATAATTTCATAGCCTGTCTCTGTGTAGATTGTTTAGTTCTCCACAGGTCTAATCCAGTGATGTAAGAATCATATCTAATCTTAGAGATACGATAATCTTTAATTAACTTCCCTTCATCATTGATTAATTGTTTATATTCTTCACTTGCTAGAGTCATAGACTCTGCTTGAGAAATAGATTTGGCATTGGCTAAATTTTGATTAGTCAATTTTGCTTTTTCTGATTTTCTAAATTCTTCATGAAGTTTAAGACTAGCTTCTGCTTCTGCTAATTCTTCTCCGAGTTTATTTAGTTCCTCATGAACTTTGCCTAAATCTAAATCGTATTCGTCTAAGTATGCTGGTTTCATTTTATCTCCTAAAAAAATAATAATATAATTCTTCATACTTCTTGATTTGAAACATCCCACAATGGTTCTTGGAAGAAGCATAATTCAGTAGTCCTTGAACATCTCTTAATTTTTTATTTTCTTTTTTGGCTCTATCTTTCATTATAAAGCCAATGTAGTATAGATAGATTTTGCCTTTTTGTTTTGAATTAATAATTTCATTTATCTTTCCATAAGCTGTAACAGTTTCTGACTGTTCTAAGATTTCATCTAGTCTCATATTTTTCCTCATAATAATCCACCAAGCATCTTGGCTCTATCATGTATCTTCTCCAAAAAGTTTTTTCTCCGATTTGATGAAGCCGAGTATGATGAGCATGACATAATGGTAATAATTGATTTTTACCTGTCTCAGGATTTCGGTCATTCCTAATCCAAGCTCCCTGTCTAAATTCTTCTAGCTGGAGATGATGTGCATGGGATTTACGACCACTCGCACAACACATCTCCAACCATTGTGGCTCAGTTTCTCGCTGTCTAACACAACAAGGTAGATTGCGAATAAACTGAACCAATTGTCTGTCTTTAATTCCTCTACTTGGCACGACTAACCTGAATAAATAAAGAAACTAAAATAGCTTGTCTTTGTTCAGGTGGAAATTCGTTAAACCAGTCTTGAGTTGATAAAGCATGATGAATGTCACTTATGCTTTGAACCATATCTTCAATAGATGCAGTTGCGTTTTTAGAAACATAAGCTTTGACCCCACCTAATTTCTTAGGCATCTTGTCTATGATTTTTTGCATAGCAGGGGTAGGGTCTCTATCATTGTTAAGATTAGATTCTATAAAACCTAATTCCCAATCACTACACTCTGATTTATTAACTGCTTCTAGTTGTTGTTTTACTGACGTCATTTTTAGTCTCCTTCCGACTATTTGTGAGAGTTTTTGCAAATGGAAACTCCATTCTTTGTTCTTCTACAAGAAGTATGTAGAGTTTTTTATTAAAGATTCTAAGAAACTCACTTGGTTTCATTTGGAATCTCCCATTCAGGTTCTGTCTGAACACATTCAGGACAGGGGTGATATGTTTCATCAAAATAAACATAATCATTCCCTTTACAGATTTGACACACACTATCCATTTTTGCTCCCTTCTTTTTTAATGATATGAAGTGCTTTGTTCTTTAAAGCAACACTTTCTCTAGTTGAAGTAATTTGCTTTAAATCTTTTTCCATCTCACTTAATTCAAACTCAAATTGTAATTGAGCTAATTTAATTAATTCATTAAGTGTATTGATGATTTCTTTTTTTGAAAATTCATCTCTAGGACTTTTTTCAAAAGTTGTTCTTAGTTCTTCTAAGTATTTGATATTTATTTTTATCATCTTATTCCTTCCTTCTATAAAACTACTGAGTGATTACGACCAGTCAAGCAGTTTTTAAAAATAGTTTTGTACTCTGCTTCCTCATAAGCTAAGTCCAACAAAACATCTTTGAGTCTATTGCTATTTTCTTTAGCAAGAGTTTTACAATGCTGAATATCGTCTGTTAATTCTTCAGCTCTACTATTATCAAAAGTTCCACTTCTCCCTTTAGTATCGACTAAAGGTTCATAAGAAGAACAGCTAGTGATAAGTAAAAATAAAATTATTATCCTCATGACTACTCCTGAGAAGTGGGCTTATGCCCACTCCTCGTTTTCTAGAATTTTTTCGTATTCTTCTTTTGATTGGTAAATGTTTCCTGCTCTTGAGATAAATTTACCTTCGTATTCAGCTTTAGCATATTCAATAGCTTTAGCTTTTTTTTCTTCGTCAGTTTCACCAACTGGTTGATACCATAATCCTCTTTCTTTAGGAAATTTAGTACCATTGATATTTACTTGGTAACCAGTACCTGCCCAGTGACCTTGTTCTCTTACTCTGATTTGCATTTTTGTTTCTCCGTTTATTTTTAACATGAGGTAAATTTAATATTTTTATACATGTTGTCAAATAATATTTAATATGATATTAATTTTTTTTAAGGAGAATTATTATGAAATTAAAATGTCAATTTTGCTCTAAAAGCATTGAAATTACGAGGATATCAGAATTTCAGAAAGATTTATACAAAGATATTGATAAATTTTTTAAGAAATTTGGCTACTCGCCATCCCTTCAAGAACTTGGGGATAAGTATGAAATGACTCATACAAATATTCTTTATCACATTGAAGCTTTAATAAAAGCTGGGTATGTGGAGAGAGTTCCTCATAAGAAAAAAGGATATTTACCAAGAGTAGAGGTGTGATATTATGAGTAAATTACCAAAAATGTTTATTTATTCAGATACCTTCCTAGCAGATACTCAGGATTTATCAGATGCTGAGTTTGGATGTTATTGTAGATTGTTAATGTTTAATTGGGGTAAGAACTGCGAAGGACTTCCGAAAGATATTAAGAGACTCCAAAGAATAACTCATTCCTCTGAAGAAACTATCAATGTTATTTTGAAAGAATACTTCTATCTAGAGAAAGACAAGTATCAAAACAAGAAACAATTATCTGAATTTAATAAAGCTGTTGATTTTCAAGATAAACTATCTGAGAGTGGTAAATTAGGTGCTATGAAAAGATGGGGTGGCTATAGCGACCCTATTAACCCCCCTAATAGCGAATTGATGCCTACTAATACTATTACTAATACTACTACTAATACAAAAACTAAAAATATATACTCCCAAAAATTTGAAGATTTTTGGAAGGAGTTTGTTCTTGATAAAAATGATACCAGAAGTACAAAAATGGATTCTTTTAAGGGATGGCAAAAGCTTTCAGATGAAGAACAGAGTACCTTAGGGAAAAAGTTTTTAGTTTACAAACAGGGTAAAGGTAATTTCTATAAGGCACTAGAGAGATTTATTTCTAAGAAGATTTATCTTGAGATTTCCCTAGAGAAAAATAATGTGATAGAGTTTGATGAAAATGAATACAAAAAACAAAATCATTTGGAAATGTTTAAAAAGGGAGTTGTCCTTCCAAGCTGGTCTAGCCAGTATATTGAGGAATTGAAACAACTTGCCGAAGGTTAAGGAAAAAATATCAATTGATATTGAAGCCGAACCACCCATTAATTGTATTCGTGTTCTTGATAAGAAGGGTTATATTTTACAAAGGAATGATGGAGTCCAATTTATCCTTGTTCCGAAGTCTAAAGATTTACCTGAACACTTTGAGAGAAGATACAAAACTATCCTAGATTGGTATTTTGATAGAGAACTTTTGGGGAATGAAGAACTTTCTAAAGAGAGATATGATGCTGGGAATACTCTTATAAGCTTATATGAACAATCTTGCATTGGTCAGAAGGTGACTGCTAGTTATAGTTCAGCGAAGTTTATGGGTGATAATGAAGGTTTAAATAATCACCAAGAGTATTGTAGAAAGAGATTTAACAAGGCAATTACATTCTGTGACAATCCTAAAGAATTATGGTTATTAGTTTTTGATATACCGGTTGGAAGATATGGATTGCCTAAACTGCGAACACAGTTATCAAAATTAGATTTCTTTTTTAAAAACTATTGACTTAACAACACTTATAGTCCATATTACTTTTAGAATGGATAATTGTGTCTGAAATAGATGGAAGCAAATGTCATTTTGTCATCATGGAAGAAAAAGATGGCAATTTTCAGATACTTTGTAAGATTGGCACTTTCCCCACTAAAGAAGAAGCTAATCTTTTCCTAGAACATTTTTTTCAAATTCAAGCTGAAAATTATACAGAAACTCTCCACTAGAGAGGTGACTACCTGACAAGGTTTTAAAATATGGTGATAACATGGATGATGACAAGAAATCTGTTGGCAGACCTCGTATTGAGTTCAGCGAACAAGAACAAAAAGAAATAGTAGATTTAGCCAGTATTGGAGCTACTAATGAGGAAATAGCAGAGAAGATGAACTGCTCTCATGACACACTTACAAGGAATTTTGCGTATCTCCTTAAAAAAGGGAGAACGGATATGAAAATGTCAGTCCGAAGAATGATGTTTGAAAAAGCAAACACAGGAAACCCAACAATGATAATTTGGCTTTCTAAAAACATTCTCGGCTATAAAGATAAAATAGAAACTTCAGAGGAAAAAGAACCTCTACCATTTAACGATTAAGGAGATATAATGGGATTTCAAATATCTAATCTTAGAGAACAATTAAACTTTCCATTTGGTATAGCAGTACAAAAAGGATTGGTAGAGGATTTTTCTGGTATTCAGAAGTTTGGATATAATGATAGCGTAGGTACATCATTTGAAACTATTTGGACTAATGGAACAGATTTATATGTTTATCCTACAACCGCTACAACCGCAGTAGCAACATCATCAAGCACTGATGACAATGGAAGTACAGTTCATGTATTTGGATTAGATGAAAATTTTGATTTAGCTGATGAAGTTATTACAGTTGGGGGTAGTGCCTCAACAACAACATTTATCAGAATGCATAGAGCATTTGTAGCATCAGCAAATACAGGAGTTGTGAATGTGGGTGATATTACAGTCACAGTAGATAGTAAAACAGGTGCTTATATATCCGCAGGTTATGGACAAACCCTTCAATCAATTTATACAATTCCTAGAAACAAAAGAGGATATTTAATGTCATTTGATATTGGAAATTCTAAAGACTTAGAGTTAGAAGCAAAGATTATGGCAAGACCAATCAATGGTAATACTTTTCAAACAAAAGCATTTCAAACAATACGAGGTGGTGCTTTTAGAAAAGAGTACATGATACCAGAAGTTTTAACTGAAAAAACAGATATTGAGATGAGAGCGAAAGCAAGTGCTACATCTTCTGTTTCAGGTGGATTTGAATTATTACTTGAAGATTATGATTAATGGCTAAAAAACAGCAGAATAGTCCTGTTTCTTTAATTCATGTAGATAAAAAAACTACCATTGGTGATGGAAGAATATCTACTTCCTCAATGAATAAACACAAAAGAAGAAGTTTTAAAAAATATATAGGTCAAGGAAGATAATGGCAAAATATCAAGGTAGAGAAGTTAAACTCAACAAACCCTTTAGAACACCTAGCCAATCAAAAAAGTTTGCAGTCTATGTCAAAGACAGAAAGACTGGTAATGTCAAGAAGGTCAGATTCGGTGACCCCAACCTCTCCATTAAAAAAAATATTCCTGAAAGACAAAGAAGTTTCATGGCTAGATTTAAACCAATCCTATCCAAAGTCAGAGGACAAAAGAATTTAACACCAGTTTACTGGGCTATTGAAAGTTGGAAAAAAGGCTTTAAGTTGTAAGAGTGCCATTAACCGACATTCAAAGAAAAGTTGTAGAATCTAAAGCAAGATTCAGGATAGTAATTGCTGGGAGACGCAGTGGTAAATCCTATGTGTCGATTAGAGAGTTAATTAAACACGCATCTCCAATTGAGCAAATATGTTGGTTTGTGAGTCCTACTTACAAGATGAGTAAGACTATTGGTTTTGAACCAACCAAGAAAAGATTAATAGAATTAAATTGGGTCAAATACATCAATGAGACAGAACTGAAGATAGTTCTGAAGAATGACTCAATCATAGAATTTAAAGGTGCTGAGAAGTTTGATAATCTCAGAGGTAGAAAAGTTCATTTCTTAGTGATGGATGAATTTGCCTTTATAGACGAAAGAGCTTGGACAGAAGTGCTAAGACCTGTTGTTTCGGACACCTTAGGGAAAGTTTTATTCTGCTCTACTCCTCAAGGATTTGGGAACTGGTCTAGAGACTTGTATGTCAGAGGTCTAAGTGAAGATAATTGGGATTCATTTAGATTTACAACAGTTCAAGGTGGGCAAGTTCCTGAGTCTGAAATCATTCAGGCTAAAGAAGATTTAGATGAAAGAACTTTTAGACAAGAATACGAAGCAAGTTTTGAAACCTTTGCTGGAGCTGTCTATTATAACTTTGATAGAGAAGAATCAGTCAAGAAAATAGAATTGAAAGAAATGCCAATAGGAATTGGTATGGACTTCAACATAGAACCTTTTTGTGCTGTTTGTTTCCAGTTAATCGGAGAGCAAATACACATCTTTGATGAGATTATTTTATATTCATCAAATACAGATGAAATGGTTCAAGAAATTAAAAACCGATATAAATATCCTATTGTTGTTTTTCCTGACCCAGCAGGTAATCAGAGAAAGACTTCAGCAGGGGGTAGAACAGATATTAGTATTTTACAAAATGCTGGATTTAAGATTAAAGTGAGACACGCACATCCAGCAGTCAGAGACAGGATTAATGCAGTTAATTCTAGACTGAAGAACTCACAAGGGAAAAGAAATATTTTTATTGACCCTAAGTGTAAGAACTTAATAACAGCTTTAGAAAAGCACCAATACAAAAAAGGAACTTCTGTTCCTGACAAAGATGGATATGACCATATAACAGATGCCTTAGGGTATGCAGTTGAAATGCTGTTCCCCATTAGGAAAGAACAAGATTATTCGCAACCAATGAGATGGAGTTAATTTAAATGGAAAGAGATGATTTAGTCAAAACACATAAGCAATATAAGCTTAATGATAAAAAATGGGATTTCTTTATCAAGAGCTACTATGGTGGTTTTGATTATAAAATGGGTGGGTATCTAACCAAGTATGTTCTTGAGAGAGATGATGAATACGAGGATAGATTAGCTAACACTGCTATAGATAACCACTGCCGAAACATTGTGCAGGTATATTCTTCTTTCCTCTTTAGAATCCCACCAACAAGAGAATTTGGTTCATTAGTTAATGACCAAGCTTTAGATAGTTTTTTAAGAGATGCTGATTTAGATGGTAGAAGTTTTGACTCTATCATGAAAGAAGCACAAGTTTATTCGTCTGTTTATGGACATTGTTGGATGCTTTTAGACAAGCCACCAGTAGAAGCAAAAACACGAGCAGAAGAATTAGGAATGGAGATTAGACCTTATCTTTCTATTTTTACTCCTGAGAATATTTATGACTGGAAGTTTGATAGAATGATGAATGGTAGATACGAACTTTCTTATCTGAAGATTAGAGAATCTTATGATAATGAGTTTGCTTATTTTAAGATTTGGACTAGAGAATCTATAAAAACCTATAAGCTTCCGATTGATGATGACAAAGGAACTTTAGTAGAAGAAATGTCTAATCCTTTAGGTAAGATTCCAGCAGTTATCTTATACAATCAAAGAAGTCCTGAGAGGGGTGTTGGTATCTCTGATTTGTCAGATGTTGCAGAAATGCAAAAGGCTATTTACAATGAGTTATCCGAGATTGAACAATTAATTAGAATTTCTAACCATCCTTCTTTAGTAAAAACACCTAATGTTCAAGCTAGTGCAGGAGCAGGTTCTGTTGTTCAGATACCTGAAGATTTAAACCCAGCTCTCAAGCCTTATCAATTACAACCGAGTGGAGCTAACTTAGAAGCTATCATGAAGTCAATCAACACGAAGATTGAGTCTATTGATAGAATGACTCACATGGGTTCAGTCAGAGCTACAGCGACTGGTGTCCAGTCAGGAGTAGCATTAGAAACTGAATTTCAACTTTTAAATGCGAGACTTTCTGAGAAGGGTGATTTATTAGAATTAGCTGAAGAACAACT